CTTAATGTTGTAAATGGTGCGGTTGTTTTTTTTTTGAATTTAGCGAACGAATTAGAAAATTATATCCTGAAATATTCGAAAGAGGAGTAATAGAAGGTAAAGAAGTTGAGAACTATTTTAAGGACTGGGGGTGGTATCCAACTATAAAAAAATTAGCAAATAATGATATTTTTAAAATTGATGAGGTAACTAATTTGAAACTACATAAATGCTTGCTTTTTTTAAGCTGTGAGATAGTAGAGAATAAAGCTATAATAGACGCACAAAGCAAATCAAATGGCAATCAAGTAACTAAATTATAATGAACGGATATAGCGAAATATTAAGATATATAAAAACCTTAGGCGATAGGGATATTTTTGTTAATACAGTAACTCAAGGAGATTTCGAAGACGTAGATACAAATAAAAAAAACATATTCCCTTTACTTCACGTGCAAGTTGGTAATGCTAATTTTTTAAGTGATAGCGTTGTTAGGTTCGATTGTCAATTAGGATGCTTTGATATTCGAGACATAAACAAGGAGATTAGAACTGATAAATTTTATGAAAACGACAATGAGGTAGATAATCTAAATGAAACCTTAGCTGTGATAAATAGAATTTGGTTACTGATGTTAAAGGATTTTGAAAATAATAATATAACAGCAAGTGAATCACCAAGTTTAGAAAAATTTACAGAGGTTAAAAAAAATATCCTAGATGGTTGGATAATGACTTTTCAAATTGAAGTTCCAAATATAAATATTTCACTTTGTCAGTAAAAGAAATACTAAGTGTTTTCGGAGCGGATGTAGTTAAAAACGCAAAGAATAACATAGCGAAAAAAAACGATACAAAAAAGCTATCTGATAGCCTTAATTTTAAAGTAAAAGTATCCAAGAATAGTTTTGAGTTTACGTTACTAGCGGAAAATTATGCATCATTTGTAGACCAAGGGGTGCAAGGTAAATCAAGTTCTACAAGAGCGCCATTAAGTCCTTTTAAATTTGGAAGTAAGACAGGAAAAAAAGGCGGGTTAACAGAGGGCGTGATAGGCTGGGTATCTAGAAAAAGAATTCAGTTTAAGGATAAAAAGTCAGGTCGTTTTTTAAGTTTTAAGTCAACTGCTTTTTTAATAGCGAGGGCAATTTATCAAAAAGGACAAAAGCCTACTAACTTTTTAACTGATGCATTTAACGATGCATTTGTAGAATTGCCAAAACAAATCGTTGAAGCTTATGCATTAGAAATGAATAAATTATTAAAGTCAAGTTTAAAAAATAGATAAAATGATAAAAACACTTTCGCCATATTACATAGACATTCCTTTAGTCAGTCCGTTTAGCGGTGATGTATGCGGGTCATATACGGTATCTGTTTTTATTTGGAACGGAAGTAGGACTGCAGTACCATCTCAATCGACTTATCAAATAACTAAGATTAATGCAGTTGGAAGCGATAAAATAGAAAAAGTAAATATAGCAAGAATAGTAAATGATTTTATAGATTTTCAAATTGAAGTGCCAAATACAACTGGTTTATATAGCGCAAACAATCAAGTTTGGGTCCGCTTTCATGTTATTTATGACGTTGATAGTACTATAATTCAACTACAACAAACTAATTTAGCGGTTAAAGGTTATGGGTATTTTACCGATGGCGAAAATCCAATCACACCAATAAACAAAATATTAATAACACAAGACGAATACAAAGTAAATAGGTCGGGTTTTTTTGTGATGCCAATACTTATCGATCAAACTATTATTGCAGACTATAATGAAAATGATTTTACAACCGATTATTTTATAAATTAATATGGCAACAAAACAAGGAATACAGGATTTAATAAATTTAAACTTAGCTAGTGAATCAGATATAACAGCTTTTGAACATAGGCAAGTCGAAACTGCTATTTTAAATTTTTTAGTTCAAGAAAACGATATTTTACAGCAACAAATAACCGATATTCAAAACCAACCAGCGCCGCCTTCAAATGCATTCATAAGAAAAGGAACTAGAATAATTGGTAATGTGCCAACAGATAGCTTTGTAATTGTGAATTTCACCCCTATCGAAACAGCTAATTATATGGTAGTCGGTTCCCTTGTTGGGTTAAATCAAAACTTTAATGCGGATAACGATGTTTTTTGGAATATATCGCAAAAAACAACCTCGTCTTTTAGATTAGGTTTACGAGAAATTAGTGGGGAGAATCAAAATTTAGTATTTGACTATGCAATTATATTATTATGATAACAGTAAAAAGCTATCCATTAAATGAAATTAATTTTACTGCAGCAGTTCCAACTTCGGTATTGTCACAAGAATTGATACAAAACATTTATGTAAATATTTCTGATGCACCAACAGATGACTTTATAGAAATAACTTATAACAACGTTGTTAAAACGTTATTAATAAATGATGAGTGTAGATACAACCCCTTAGATATTGCGTTTCAAAACAAAGAAGGAGCGGTTCAAATAATAACAATGTTTAAATCTAAAAAAGAAAGCATTAGCGTTACATCTGAAAGTTTTGAATCTGGAGCAGAAATAGGGGACCATCAATTTAACACGTTTAACGTACAGTCTAGAACCAAATTCACAATCAATAGCGGGTTTATGTCAGAGGATAAAAACGAAGCTGTTAAGCAGTTATTATTAAGCGAAAAAATATGGTTTATTGAAAACGATAATAAAATACCTATAATGATATCAAGCAAAAGTCTAGAGTTTAAAACAAGGGCAAACGATAGGTTAATAAATTATGCAATCGATTTTGAATTTGCTTTTAACGATATAAATAACGTTTAATGGTTACAGAAATTTACATAAGCGATAGTAAACTAGATTTGTTTAAAGATGAAAATATCGACTTTAATAGTTCGGTTGCAAACACTGATGACATAACAAAAATAAATACAGACTTTACAAAGTCTTTTACAGTTCCAGCTAGCGATAAAAATAATTTTACATTTAAGCATTATTACAATGCTGACATTGACAATACATTTGATGCGAGAGTAAAAATTAAAGGCGAGATTAAAATTGATGGATTCCCATTTAGAGTTGGAAAATTTAGACTAGAAAAAGTATCAATAAAAAACGGCAAAGCATCAAGTTATACGATTAATTTTTGGGCAGATTTAATAAGCGTTAAAGATTTAATTGCTGATGATGAACTTTCTAAATTAGACTTGTTAGAATTTAATCATTCTTATGACATTAACACCGTACAAAATGGTTTACAAAATGGATTATTTAATAGAGATGTAATTTACACTATCGATAATTCATTACGAAGATATATTTATGACACAAATGTTAGCAACGTTTTAAACGATCCAAAAATAGTAAACATAGCACAAAACAATTCTGTAAACAAAGGGATTCGGTTTACTGATTTGCGCCCTAGTGTGAGATTGTCTAAAATAATGAAATCTATTTCAGATACTTATAATTTAGGTTTTAACTTGGATTTTTTTGAACGTGAAGAAATTAAAAATATTTATTTATGGGCAAATAATAATATAAATAATGTAGCTACTACTTTAGGTAAAATTAATTTTAGCGAAACAGATTCGTCTCTTTTTAATTTAGAAAATGATACTTTAAGTTTTGAAACATTTGTAAATAACAGCAACGATAAAAAAAGGTTTTCATTAACAGTAGAAATAGAGCAGTTGGTTCCTCAAGAAGACTACCAAACTTTTTTATTACAAATTATAGATAATCAAAAAATACTTTATAATATACCAGTAACAAATGGTATTTATTTGCAAAATTTTATAATCGAATCAAATGAATTTGTATCGCATAATTTTTCTTTTAAAATTAACGCTAATAATTTTCCAGAATATAGTTCTAGTTTAATTTTTAAAGAGCAAAATTTTAACGGTGATGTTTGGATTGATGCGGTTATAGGTACAGCGTCAACCTTCGGTCAAATTATATCTTTAAATATTGACATTGCGAATAATTTACCAAAAATTAAAACTATCGATTTTTTAAGTGGAGTTTTTAAAATGTTTAAGTTATTGGCTATACCAAATCAAGATGGTACAATTTACTTAAACACTGCAAATGCATTTTATAGAGATGGAA